AACAATTGATTCTCTAATAACACAATATGAAGATAGTAATGTACTAACATTATTAAATACAACTGGTGTTACAGGTGGATTAAAAGTTACTACTGGTAATGTAGGAATCGGAACTACATCACCTGCTGCATCAAAATTAGATGTTAATGGTACGGGTCGCTTTAGCGATATATTATATTGTAATTCATCAAGTATATCAACTAGAACAACAGTAAGTAGAGAAGCTGATATATGTACTTTTAATAGTAAACCGTTAGTTTCTTATTTTAAAAATGAAATTAATAATCAAAATAACATTGCTCTTGATGCAGATACTATTAGTTTATGTTCAAGATATTTTAATAATTCGGATAAGATATCACCATACATAACAGTTCATAAAAGAGCAGCATGGGATGGTATTAATACTACTGTAGATATAATAGCACAAGGCGGAGCAGAGCCGGGTCGAAGTACATATGCAAGAATAAGACTAGATGGTGCTTTTGCAGGTCATTCGGGTGGTAATATAAAATTTCAAACTATAAATAATGACGGAGAAGACTATTCAGATATTATGCATTTAAATAAAAATGGTGTTGGAATAGGGGCTCCTCCGAAAGCTGAATATAAATTATATGTATTGGGTGGTACAACATATTCTGATATATTATATGGTTCAAATATAAAAAATGCGAATGGTATAATCGGTCATACACTTACTTTTAATAGATATCAACTAAATATAAAAAGTGGTGAGGTAGGATATTTGCATTTTATGGAAAATAATCCAAATAATTTATATTCTTATACTGATAATTTAAAAAGAAGTACAGATACATATGGTATATATATTAGATTTTGGATAAAAGGTGCTACAAACGGAAATACAATTTATTTGCAAGGTTTTGCTAAACATATTTATAATAGTAATAATCAATTAAAATTTATGAATGGTACAACGCTAACTAATTTAACAAGTCATTGTATAACTACTTATGTTGAAGCAGAGTCAGGACAACGATGGGTGGTGACACCATGGTATGATACATCAAGTGTAGGAGGAGATGGTTTTAGTTTAGGTGTTAAAAATATACATGGTGGAGAATTTTATATGACACAAGTAGTTTTAGAATTTACAAGAAGAGTACATGGATTAAGTTAAAAATATTTATTTAAATATATATATATATATTAATAAAAATGAGTAATAAAATAGCAATATATTCTAAAGCAGAAAATAAGGTTATAGATGGCATATATCTAAATGATTTAGAAGAAAGTGATTATAAAGATAGAGATGACTTATACGAATATTATAATATTCCTGAAAATTTAATTGATTATCCAATTAAAATTATTAAAAATGATGATAATATTGAAATATCAATTGATGATAATTTATTAGAAATGCAATTACCAATTATTATAAAAAGCATACGCGAAGAAAGAAATAAAATAATAAAAAAAACTGATTATTTAATTCTAGAAGATGTAAATAGTGATAAAACGAAAGTTAAAAACTATAGAGAATATTTAAGAAATGTACCAAACAATATAACATTAGAAAATATAAAAAATAATATTGACATAAGAATACTAACATATGATGAGTATATTAGTCAAACCGAAGTATAGAATTAGTTTTAATAATTTCCTGAAAATTATTATTTTTTTTAATTATTTTTTTATTATAATTATTATTAGCAATCATATCATTATAAATATTATCATAATTATTTAAAGCATAAGATATAATTTTATTATTAAAAATCCATCTAAAAAAATTTAATTGTCCTACAGTTGTTTCAATACTATTTTTATCATCTATGCAAAAAGTTATTCTTTGATGTCTTCTAAAAGTGTCAAAATTTAATTTCGAGTATGATTTTAATTGCGCACGATAATCATGATATAAATTTATTTTTTTATAAGTTATATTATTATCAATATTATCAGGTAAATTATAATAAATATCATCAAATGAAGTACTTAACCAGTAAAAAATATTATTATTTCTAGAATAATGTGTTACTAACCAATCAATTAATCTAAGAGATAATTTATGATCTCCACTAATTATATCTTTAAAAGTATTTTTAAATTTTAAATTTTTTTGATAAAAATCATTAATAGAACATAATAATAGTTCTTGACAATTTTGTTTATCAGCCATAAATTTAAAATATTTATTAAATTATTTTAAATTCAATTCTTTAAGTATTGTGTGTAAAATATAAATTTAATAATAAATATTTGAAAAAAAAATTATTAGATTTATTCTGAAGCGGGAGCTGCACCGATATCTAATAAGCCATTCATTCTGCTATCCGGTTCTATAGTACTTATACCCCATGGACTTACAGGGATTTGAGGATTTGGTGGTTCATGACGTAATTGTAAATTAGCATTACGCAATGATTGTCCTACAGTATTAATACCGATATGATATCCAGCAGTTAAAAAATTTTGATCTGTAATATCACCCGCTCCAGATGGATTTACTGTAGCCCATTTTGAATTAGCACCTTGGGGTAATAAATCATCCGATGTTAATCTATCTTTAGGGAAACAATTTGTAGTTGCTTCCGTTGCTAAAGTTCCTTGAGTAATACCACCTAATTCTTCTTCATCTTCATCATCTACAAGTTGTTGTTGAGGTTTTTCATCTTCATCATCAACAAGAGCATCATATGAATTACCACTAGGATCTGAAGCTAAAACATTATCTTCATAAAATTCTGATTCTGAACCTATTTGATTTTTAACCGAAAATTTTGGGTCATTTTGAGCGACTGTTGCAACAGAATTTATATTTTTCATTTCTTGCTGCTCTCTAGCAATATTAGAAACCGGATCTCCTAAAAAGGTTTCAACATTATCCATTTGACATTTGGAATTATATGTAATTAATAATAAAAGTATTAATAATAAGAACAAGGCTATTGAAAATGATATAACAATAGTATTATTATTAGAAGCCATCCCTCAATATTTTCTTTCTATCTATTATCATTAATAGATAAAATATTCTTAATATTATTTTTTAAAATAGAAATTTTATTATCCCAAATTTTATCAGTATTTTTAATATTTTTAATTTCCTGAATTAAATCTAAATTAATATTTATAAAATTATTTATTTTTATTTTATTTTTTTCATAAGTATCTACTAATTCATTTAGATTTGTAATAGTATCATTTAAAGTATTTTCCCATTCATTTTCTATTTCTTCTTTATTTATTATAAAGTCACTTATTATTACATCATCTTGATTATTAATATTAATTTTTTTAATAAACCATTTATTTTGTATTTTTTCCTTAAAAATATATAAACCTATATTTGATATTGTAATATTAATAATTTTATTTTTATTATTTTTTAATATATTCAGTAAATTAGAATCAATTTCCATAATATTATTATTATAATTAATAGTACTTTTATTAGATAATATTGCTTCAATAGTATTAGTTTGTGAACAAAAAGAATAATTAAATAATTCGGTTATTTTATTATTATTTAAATTATTTTTAAACCAATCTTTATTTTTTTTTTTTAAAGTAGTTAATGAATACTCATCTATATTTTTCAATATATTTAAATTATCTTTATCAATATATAAATTTAATTTTAAAGCATTTGAATTACTAGAAATTCTATTTAAATTATTTATTTTAATATCATTTAAATTAATATCTACTGGTATTTTTGGTTCCGAAATATATGCTTTTTTTTTAAAATAAGGTTTTCTAAATTTATATTTTATGCTATCGTTCATTTTATAATTAATTTATTCTGATAATAAATAAGATATAGCTTAAATTAAATATGACGCAAGAAGATTATACAAAAAAATCAGATTTTATAACTATTATTATAGAATATATTAAGGATGAAATTTCAAAACAAAGTATAAAAAGCGAAATCATTAAACCATTATTAGTACATTTATTATATTATATAATTCCTTTTGTAATATTATTTGTATTATTAAATTTTATAACAACGATATTTGCCGTATTTTTAGCATTTCATTTTAAAAGAGGTAATTTAATTTCATAATTCATATTATAAGTATTAATATTATTATTAATAATAGAATAACTATTCAATAATTTATAATCTATTTTATCATAATTTTTTACAATATACCACCCTCTTGTATAAGTTTCATTTAAAGTTTCAAATGGTTCTTTTTCAATGATATAAATATTATTATTAAATAGTAATGTTATTTTATCAGACATATTTATAATTTATTTATTATAAATAATTAAATCATTTTTTATATATTTTCCGATTATTTAAAAAAAATTCATACATTAATACTCGTAAGAGTGTAATAATAATGCATATATTTATAAATTCAAAATTTAATGATGAAATAAATTTTAAAATTATTAAAGATAATATAATTATTCATAATAAAAAAAAAATATATTGAAACCATTACCACGTTGCGAATATAATGAAAAAACATATATCATGTTTGGATTTAATAAATAAACGTTTATTAAATAATAATAATATTATTATCTGTAATAAAGAAAATAAAGAAAATGAAAATAAATTAATCGCTGTATCTAATTAGTTAAATATTTAATTATAATAGTGCGACTATATATGATTTTTTTTTAGATTACATTTTAATAAATGAGTGAATTAGAAATAAAAAATTTAAATGAACTTTTAAATTTTGACGATTCTAAAAAAACACATATTATTCATAAATTATTAGAAACACATTCTAATTTATTTATAGATAATATTAATAATATAGAGGTTACAAAAGATGTTTATAAAGATACAGATATTGAAAAATGGGCTTATGAATTACCAGAATTAAAAGGAAGTAAAGAATTATTACTTAAAATTATTAATAATCCAATAAATAATATAGATAATTTAATAAAAAGACAGAAAGCATATATTAATAACTATGATACAGTTTCTTTTAAAGTATTAAAAGAATATGAAAATGATATTTTATGGACTTATAAATTAAATGATGAAATAATGAAAGATAATGCAATAAATATTTTATTTCCAACCGCTTTTATTTATTCATATATGAATATAATTGAACCATTACTTGATACATATCATTTTTATAAAATTGGTTTTATTCCATTATCAGCATTGATATATCCTTTATCAAGTTTATTAGCACCATTTTTATATGTAAATAAATATATGCAATTTAATCTAACATTTACATCTTATTTAAAATTGATAAAGGGTTTTATTGTAATGTTTTTTAAATCAACTGGTAATTTTAAATTAAATATAATGAAATTTATATTTTTTTGTATTTATATTTTTCTTTATTTATATAATATATATCAAACATTTGAATTTTCATATATATTATATAAAACAAAAAATACTTTGCATGAAAAAATGAATGGACTTATTAATTTTATTAATGAAACAAATAATATTATTAATGATTTTAATTTAGAAAAAACGCAGGAAGAATTATTATTACCATTTATTAAAAATTATTATAAACCTAGTGATATTACTTTAACTAATACAATGACTAATATATATAAATTATGGAAAAATAATGATATTAAAAATAATATTAGTAAATTATTGATTACAATATATACATATGATATAATTAATTCTATTTCTATTATAAAACATATTAATAATTATACTTTTGCAAATTATAATAATTCAGAATCAACTAAAATATGGGATATGAAAAATCCTATTTTAGATTTAAAACAAATATCAAATCCACTTAATTTAAATAAAAATATTATTATTACTGGTCCTAATGCTGCTGGAAAAACTACTTATGTTAAATCTATATTATGTAATGTTTTATTATCTCAAACATTAGGAATAATATATGGTTCTAGATCTAATATGCAAATATATGATTGTATATATTCATTTATGAGAATATCTGATGAATTAGGTTCAAAATCTTATTTTGAAGCAGAAGCAGAATTATGTTCTAAAATGATAAATAAGGCAGATGAACTTTTAAATTTAAATAAAAAAGGGTTATTTTTAATGGATGAACCAATGCATTCAACTCCTCCTACAGAAGGTATGGCAACTGCATTTGCTGTTGCAGAAAATATAGGTTTAAAACGAAATATAAATATAATTATAACCACACATTTTTTTAAATTAACATCCTTATCAAAAATGTATCCTCAATATTTTATTAATTTATCAGTTGATGCTATTCAAAAACATGACAATTCTTTTATTTTTCCATATAAAATAAAAAACGGTAGTTCATGTCAATGTATTGCTATAGAATTATTATCTAATAAAAAATTTCCGGAATCAGTAATAAATAGTGCGAAAAATATGAAAAAAATAATATGCAATAATATTTTAGATAAAACTTATGTTTAATTTAAATAATTTTAAAATAAATAATATATATTATTATTTGTTTGGTTTTTTAGGAATTATTAGTATATTAATACTTTTATATTTTTGGAGAAGAATTTCAAATTTATTAAATTCAAATGATAGTCTTGAAAAAAAAAATTCATTACTTAAAAAAGAGTTGAAAAATTTACGGGATAATAATAATAATACAACTGATAGTTCAATACCCACAGAAATGAATGAAATTTTTGGTAATGATTCTGATGTTGATATTGTCATGCACAATAATATGAATAAAAATAATACAGAATATCACGATAATAACGAAGACAAAGAAATTACACCAGAAGAAATGATGCATCATCAAATGATGCAACAACAAATGATGCAACAAGAAATGATACAACAACAGATGATGCAACAACAAATGATGCAACAAAAAATAATGGAAGAAAAGATTAATTCTGAAAATGATAATAATGATAATAATGATAATAATGATGATATTGAAGATATTGTAGATAAAATAATACAACCTAATAATGAAGAATTACCTAATTTGACTGAAACTTTTGATATTAATAATTCTGTTAATTTATCGGTAAAAAAAGAAAATGAAGATAATGTTTCAATTGTTTCAGGTCAAACAAATTCAACAACATATACAAAATCTAAACTTAATAAATTAACAGTTGATAAACTAAAAGAAATTTGTATAAATAATGGTGGTTCAGATGAAGGTACAAAACAAGTACTTATAGATAGAATATTAAATGAACAATTTAAATAAAAAAAAAATTCTATTTATGATATAGATAGTATATAAAAAAATGGATGGTACTTCGTCTTATTCAACAGTACCCTTAAGAATGTCAGATGGTCGTGTAATGACTGATTATCGCCCAAAATGCATTGTTAATTCAGATTTAATAGAAACAGTTGGAGCAAATGATTTAGTAAAAAGTAGCTATGAAACTAGAACATATTTACAAAAAAATGCTGAAACTATAATGAAAAGTGATTTTGAAAAAACTAAGTTAAATTTAATTCCTGGAGTAGAATCTAAACAACCAGTTGGCAATAATAATACTATGTTACCAGAAAAATATTTAGTTACTTGTAATGCTACATCATGTTCAAGAAAATTATTTAATGAAAATGGTTTAGGTGATGGTAGAACAGTTGACTATGCTGAATATAATTCATAATAATTATATATATGAAAATATTTTTGATTTTTTTTTTAAATAATTTATATAGAGATAAGATATATATATTATGAAATATAATAATGAATATGTTTCTGGAAATATTGAAATAGTTAATGATAAAGTTACAATTAGTGGTACATTACTTAAAAATGTTAAAGCACATATTATATCTGCTAATCCACCTGATAAATTAATTAATTATAGTGGAAATTCTTTACCTTTTCCAAGTACTGAAATTGCATTTGAAAATACTATAAATAAACATGATATTGTAAATAATTCCTATAATACTACTTTTACATATCCAAATAGTTATTATTGTATTTTAAATTCAAAAGAAAAAATACCACCCGCTATTTATTTTGTAATAAATCCTGAAAATACAGATTCTATATCTATTAGAATTGATTTACCAGATAAATGTAATTTAAAAACATTAATAAATAGAAATAATAACGGTCATCATCCTGAATTTTATGATTCTAAATATTATGTTTTACCCACTGCTACCGCTGAAAAAACAATGTATGCTTATGCTGATTATAAAAAAATTGCAAATAAGGGTTAAAATTTTATTAAATGTGGAAAGATATTAATAATTATATTCATATGCATTATAATACTAAAGTAGGTTTTTTATTTTGTCCTATAAATGTTTATAAAAAATCTTTAAATACTTAAATATAAAAATTGATTTTTTTTTATTATATACATTTTATCTTATGTCTAAAAATTTAATAATTGTCGAAAGTTATACAAAAACTAAAACTATTACTAAATATTTAAAAGACTCTCCTAATAAATATATTGTAACTTTTTCTCAAGGACATTTTTGTGATTTACCTAAAGATAATATTGGTATTGATATTAATTCATGGAATGGAACTTATATTATTACTAAAAAATCTATTTTAAATAATATTCGTAATCTTGTTAAAGATGTTGATAATATATATATTGCCGCTGATCCCGATACAGAGGGCGAAGCTATCGCATATCATATTAAAAATCATATAAAAGATTTAATTAAAAATAAAACTTGCTATCGTATTAAATTTAATGAAATTACTAAAAATGCTATAATAAATGCTATTCAAAATCCATTAGATATTGATATGAATTTGGTTAAAGCACAAGAAACTAGAAGATTTTTAGATAGAATTGTTGGATTTAAATTATCTCCAATTTTATGGAATAAATTTAATGATAAATTTTTAAGTGTCGGTAGAGTTCAAAGTGTTGCATTGTTATTATGTATCGAACAATTAAATAATATTAATAATCATCAAGCTGAAAAACATTGGATTTTATCTGGTAAATTTAAATATAATAATATTAATCTCAATACTATTTCTTCTAAAATTAATGATGAAAATGCTATTAATTCTATATTAGATAATCTTGATAATATTAATAATAAATTTGATATCAATTCTTTTATTAACGAATCTTATGAATCTCCTTCTTCTCCATATACAACTACTACATTACAACAAGATGCATATAATAATTTAAGATATAGTTCTAAAAAAACAATGGAATACGCACAAAAATTATATGAAAATGGTTTAATTACTTATATGCGGACTGACTCTGTAAATTTTTCAAATGATTTTAAATATAAATTAAAAACTTATATTACTAATAATTACGGAGAAAAATATTCTGTTATTAGAAATTTTAAAAATAAAATTGCTAATTCCCAAGAAGCACATGAAGCTATTAGAATAACTGATCCTAATAAATATGATATATCAAATTCTGATGATATAACAGATTATCATATTAAATTATATAAATTAATTTGGAAACGTACTATTGCATCACAAATGATAAAAGCTTTATACACAAATGTTAATACAGAAATTAAATGTACTAATAATCAACTCTGTAATAATTATATATTTAAATGCGAAAAATCTTTTCTTACTGATCCTGGTTTCTTAAAAATTTATAATAAGGAATCAGTAGATTATAAAGATTATTATAATAAATTAAATAAAAAATCTAATTTAATAATTGATTCATTCTTATGTACTGGTGAAATTAATGAACCTAAATCATTATATACTGAAGTATCTCTTATTAAAAAATTGGAAAAAGAAGGAATTGGAAGACCTTCTACATATTCTTCAATTATTGATAAATTATTTCAAAAAAAATATGTAAATAAAGGACCCAATCCATCTATTAATATTAATATTAATAATTTCTTAAAAAAACATAAAAAAAATATTAAAATTACTAATAAAGAAATTAAAACAGGTGGTAAAAATACTGATTTATTAGTACCTACAGACTTAGGTATTAAATCAATTCTTTATTTACAAGATATTATACCATTCTTATTAAATATTAATTTTACTTCAGAAATGGAAAAAGCACTTGATAAAATATCAAATGGTGAAATAACTAAAGAAAATATTTTACAACAATTTTATAATAAAATTTTACCTATTATTGATACTAATACAAATAATAATTCTTTTAATAATACTAAAAAAACTGGTATTATTAAAAGCAAATATGGTTACTGTTATTATCATGAAAAAGATAATAGATATGTTAATATTGAACCATATTTAACATGGAAAAAAAAAACAGTTGATGATTTAGAAACAAAAGAAATAGAATTTCTTTCATCACTTCCAAAACAAATAGAAAATAATAATTATTTACATATTGGCAAATATGGATTATATTTAAAAGATTCTAGTGGCAATAATATTAAATTAGATAAAAAAAAATGGAATGATTATATAAATTAAATAATTATTATTTTAAAACATTTTTTATTAAATTAATTTATGAATTTTAATTGTTCTATCCTATTTATTAAATTGTTTATTAATATTTCTTGTAATTCTATTTTATCTTCTAAAAAACTATTTTTTTATTTATTAAGATTAGTATATTATTAATATGAATACATCAAACATAGATAATACATATCAACCAATAATAACAAATTATAATTCAGTAAATGAAATACCATTAGAAGTAACATTAGAAGCTAATAAAAATTATATATATTACACTAGAGAAAAAAGAAATAAATTATTATATGAATCAGATCCTTATTTATTACTAGATTTTCCAGGTATGAATGAAGAAAAAATAAATGAATTAAAAATATATAGGCAAAAATTGAGAGATTATATGTCTGAATCAACTGTAATTAATTATAATGGTTTTAATATAGAAAATATAACTCCATTCCCAATTAAACCTTCATTTATAAATTAATTAAAACCATATTTCTGTAACTTGAACTTTGGCATTATTTGCATTATATATCCAACCTTTCCAACGACCTGCTGATGCACCCTCTGTTGTAAAATATGGTATATAATAACTTAAACCGTGATTATAGTTATATCCAAATGTACCATTATATGTTCCTGGAGACAAACCATATCCCCAAAATGTCCCATAACTATTGTTTATTGCTACATGTAATATACAGTTTCCTTTTAATGTTGGTATTTCCCAAGATGTAGGATTTCCTGTTGCATAAAATTGATATGATCTAATTAATGATTGTGTATAAGTATGACCTTGTTTAACTACATCCGAACATGATACTTTACCAGTAGTTCCATTTAAAAATATTCTAGCATCACCATCAGATGCTACATACATTCCCCAACCAGTACCTGAATCTGAATTAATAAAATCAACATTTGTATGTGAATATCCTATTCCATACATATTATTTAAACTACTTTCATCTGGTTTATAACTATCTCCAATTACATATATAGGATTTGTTTTTAGAGAATTTTCACCAACATTATTATAACTACCACATAAAGCACCATTATTATGTACTGTTCTTCCTATCCAACCATTTACTTCTAATTTTTCTACTGGATTAGATGTTCCAATACCAACATTACCATTTGAATTTAATTGCATTTTAGTACTATTTTCAATTCTAAAATTTAGATTTTTACCTGTTGCACAATTTAAATATGTATCACCATTATCACTTTGTAATAATGCATATTTATTTACACTACCACTAATTGATGAATGTATAAATCCACAATATGTTGCACCATGTCCTATATCACCAATAACTGCATTTTCTAATCTTACTTTATCATTTACATCTAATTTATAAGAAGGATTAGTTGTTCCAATTCCAACATTACCATTTGATAATATAGTAACTTTATTACTATCATTAATTTTAAATAACATTTTATCAATACTATTGATCTCTTTAATATTAATTATATTCATATTAATAAATATTAATAAATATTAATAAAAAAAGTACATTTTTTTATTTTTAATTTTTTTTTATAAAGTTTTTTAAAAATTTAAAATTTTTTAAGAAATGTACTTTTTTATAATTTACTAATTTCTATAAAATTTTCACTTTTTGTTGTATTTATTATTATTTCATCTTGTTTATATATTAAACTATATTCTTTTGCTAGATTTATTAAATTATCCATTATTTTAGGATCCGCTTTATGTATTAATGTTAATGTATGTGTTTTTTCTTTATCACCATACCAATAACCCGTTTTATTAGAAACACTAAATGAATTAAAACGAGTTGCAATATTATTTTTGACAAATTTTTTCCATTCATTATTAGTAACAATACTAGTTATATCATTATTTTTAATTTTTGTACCAAAATAACATATTGTTGTATACCAACACATTTTTATTTTGTTAATTATTGATAATATTTTTTATTATATCCATTTTGTAGTAAACAATCCTTATATAAATTTAATAATCTTTCATAATTTACAGTATTATTTTTATTTGTATTTATAACATGTTTTAATGTTTCAGATAATCTATTTATTTCTTCATTTTTTCTTTGCAATTCATTTTGTAATGTATTATTATAATTCTTTAACATATTTAAATTAAAATCATAATTTTTATTCTTTTTATAAGAATTAATATAACATATTAAATTATTTTTATAAATTTCTAATAATTCTTTTTTATTAAATAATTTAATATGTTTATTATTTTCATTTCTACAATATGGACAATTATATTTAATAAATATTTCTTCATCTGCTATCATTACTGATTTTCTTGATTCCAATTTATTACAACAATTTAAACATATTGATTTTTTACATATATGACAATGTAAATTATCACTATAATAATTATTATTACATATTAAACATTCTTTTGTTTCAGACATCATTAATTAATTACAATATAATTTTAAAAAATGATATATTATTATAATTAATATTTTAATGGATAAAGAATTTTTATTAATTGCATTTAATTTTAATATTATCTATGATAATTATAATAGATATCAAAAATATTCATCAAAATCTAATTTTGTTATGAGTTTTTATGAAATTTATCATTATAATATTAATAAAATCCAGAATTTAATATTTAAATTTAAAAATAAAACAAGTAATAAACAAAGAAATAAATATGGAGCAAAAATTAGTAATATAGAACATCATTTAAATTATAATAAAAAAATAATCTATATTGAAAATTTTTTAAACAATATTTGACATTTTATTTAAAAATATATATCTTTCTTTAGAAGACATTTTAAGTAAATATTTTGATATTATATTTTTGAATTTTGTTTTATATGGTTCTCTCCAACTTACTCTACCATTTATTTCTTCAATATTAAAATCATAATATTTGTTTTCATCATTATAATATTTTAATAAATGCCATAATATTATATGTAAATTATAAAATAATAGTAAATTTTTTTTTACCAAAATATAACTTCTTATATCATTTAATAATTTTTTATCTTGAGGATAATATATATATTTACATATTTCTAAATATATATCCTTATTTAAATTATCCCATATAGTACTCATTTATAATTCATATTATTAATTATATTTATATAATCATATAATTATAATTTTTTAAAATACAAAATAAGAAATAATTTCTGCTATAGATACCTATTTTACTTATATATTTTCGTATCCAATATTCATGATTTGAATTTTTATTTATTAAATTTCTAAATAATTCATCTTTTTCTTTATTATCTTTTTTTGTTTCAAATACTAATATTAAATCCCATAAAATATCATTATTATAAATTTTTTTAATATATTCCATTGTATAATAATAACTTTTTATATCATTTAATATTTTTTCATCTATTTTATAATATATTTGTGATAAAATTTTTTCTTTTAATAGACAATCTGGTAAATTATCCCAAATACATATCGTATTTGACATTTATAAAAATAAATATCATTATTTAATCAATTTTTATATTTTTTATCCAAAAATATAATTTTTATTTATTATTTACTTATTTTCTTATTTTCTATATGTTTTTTTCATATTATGATTTAATTTATGTAATTCTTCTGCAATTTTTGATAATAAATCAGCAATTGTATTTCCTTCATTATCAATAAATACTCCCTGAAACATTGCTCCCAATGCTTCATTTGTAACACCTATACTATCAAACATGTCATTTTCATCATCTTCGTCTTCATCATCTTCGTCTTCATCATCTTCATCTTCATCATCTTCGTCTTCATCATCTTCATCATCATCGTCATTATCATCTTCTTCATTATCAGAACTTCCTGATACTTCAATATCTTCGTCATCATCATCATCGTCATCGTCACTTTCTTCTATATTTACAACTTCTTCTGAATCTTTTTTTTTTGTTTTTTTACTTTTTGTTTTTTTACTTTTTGTTTTTTGTATTTTCTGTATATTAGATAAAATATTTTTAATACTATTTTCTTGATTATTTACTACTTCATCATCGGAACAAATACTATTGGTGTCATTTTCACTATTTTTTAGAACAGATTTATCAGTCATTATATAATTTTTTATATGTTAATTCTTTATATATTTTTAATTATTATTAATAATATAGAGAGGATAATTAAAATATGAATAAAAAATTAATATGGATAATAGCTTTTCTATTAGGATTATTTATAATAATTAGTATATATATATTGCATAATTTTTTAAATAAAGAACATTTTGAAGATAATATTACAAGTGATGTAACCGACAATCAATATTTAGAAGATGATGATACAACTAATGATTATACTACAATAAATAATATAGGTAATGAAAATGAAGCAAATATTGATATGATTTACAATAACGATAAAGATGAAAATAATTCTGAAAATATAACAGTTAATGAAAATAATAATTCTGAAAATATAACAGTTGATGAAAATAATAATTTATCTAATGATTCTGAAAATATAACAGTTGATGAAAATAATAATTCAGAAAATATAACAGTTGATGAAAATAATAATTCAGAAAATATAACATTTGAGGAAAATAATAATTTATCTAATAATTCAGATAATATTCCCAAAAATATTGTAAGTGCTATGCAAACTATAATAGCAACTTCTAAAAATGAAGATTTAGTAGAATCAGTTTTACCAAATACTAATAATAATAATAAATCAAGTGATTTAAATAATGATGATGAAAAAATAGTACATTCTAAATGTTATTCTAATTTTAGATCAACTGAAAAATTTAATCATGAAAAAGATTTATTTGAAATTCCATATATTAAATCTGCATTAATGCATATTAATACTTATAATAATAAATTTCCAAAAATTTACAAAGAAAAAAATATATGGTATGATGAAGTTAATAATAAAATAGATTTACCAGGTATGGATGAAGAAAATAATAGAAAATGGTTTAATACAAGTACACCCATTACAAGTGATAAAATAATTAAATATGAAGATACAATTTCATCTGTAAATTTAAATAATATACAATTAACCGGACCAATTGCTATAAAATTTTCAAAAAATAATGAAAACATTTTAGAACCATTTAGTATATTTTTTATAAGTAAAATTAAAAATTTAGGAAAAGAAATAAATGTAAATACATATAATAATTTATTTGAATTACCTTTAGGAACAATTGTTGATGAATCAGGTTTAAATGATGATAGTGATCCCAATACAAAATACAAAGGTGGTATAATATCATTAATGATAAAAGAAGATTCTCAAATAAATAAAAATACATGTGATTTAACAATTCGAATAAGAATAGGAGATAAAGCATTTGATTGGAAAGGAATAGATAGTCAATTAATATATAATAGAAATACATTATTAGGATTAATATATGATGGTAATAATATAAAAATAATATTAGATAATTTAGTAAAGGTTTTTAATTATAAAGGTAAACATGATGTTAATAGAAAATTAACATATGGTTCTACACCATTGATAATTAATAGAAAAAAAAATAAAGATAGTAATATTGACATGGAATTGTTTTCTTTTGTATATTATAATAAAATATTTAATGACAGAGATATTGATTTATATATAAAATATAATAATTATCATATTAATAAATTACATACTTTAAAAGAAAATAATAAATATATAAAAACAGAATTAGATAAATGCAATGTTGAAAATAGTAATAAAATAGATCATTTACAGAATAAATTAATCAACAAAGATAAAGAATTAGAAAAATTGAAAAAAGAATATAATAATATATTAATTAAAATGAATTAAGGATAATATAATTATTATTAATATAATAATAATGACTTTAAATGCAGCAATTTTAATTCTAACACAAAATACTATTGAAAGAAAAGTATATTTAAAAACTACATTATATTTTTTGTTTAAAAATTTTAATAATAAATATAGATATCCTATTATTATTTTACACGAAGGTGATTATAATGATAGAGATAAAAGAGAAATCATTACTGGAATAAGAGGTGAATGTAAAGAATTAATTAAATTTAAAGAAATTGATAAAAAAGATTTTGAAATACCGGATCATATCAATATAGAGAAATTGAATAAAAGTGTAAATATGCAAATAGTACCATATTGGAGAAATAAAAAATATAGATCAATGTGTTATTTTTGGATAAAGCATTTTCCAAAATATTGTGAAAATTATGATTATATAATGAGATTGGATGATGATAGTATAATAGAAGAACCAATTACAACAGATCTATTCAAATTATTGAAAGAAAATAATAATGTTTATATGTCTAATATAATACATATTGACTGTGGAATATGTAATTTTGAAATGAAAGAATTATTTAAAAAAATTTTACCAAATACAAATAATGAAAAATTAGATAAACTTTTTGTTAAAGCAAATATTACAAATAAACAACCAATATATAACAAATTGAAAGAATTATATAATATAGTTAATGATAAAGATTATGATAATGATACTTTTACAATAAATATGCCAATGATGTATTATAATAATTTTTTTATAACTGATATTAATTTCTGGAAAAAAAAAGAGGTTTTAGAAATAATTGATGAAATTGATAAAACAGGTAATATTTTTTATTATAGATATGGTGATGCTCCTTTACAAACTATTATTGTTTCTTTACTTGCATCTGATAAAATAACTAGAACTGTTTTTAAATATTCTAAAAGATTACAAAGGGAATGTTTTATTGATTTAAATAATAATATTCATTCATATATGCCGGATGATTATAATCATAACTCTTGTATTATTAAATAAAAAATGATATAAATTTTTATTAATTATATTATAATTTATTTAAGTATAACTAATATAATGAAATATATAGGCGCACATATTACTAAAGATATTTCTATTTTAAAAACTATTCAAAATATTCATAATAATAATGGTAATTCTATACAAATATTTGTTTCTTCGCCTATGAATAGTTCGTTCCCAAATAAAGAAAAAATTAATGAAGAAAGTAAAAAAGTTATTGAATTTTGCGATACTAATAATTTTAAATTAGTTGTTCATGCATCATATGTTATAAATTTAGCTAATTCACATATTAATAAAAGAGTAATTGATATAAAAGATAGATGGTGGATTAAATTACTTATAGCAGAATTAGATGCGTGTGAATTATTAAATGGTATAGGAGTTGTAGTTCATGTAGGTAAATATACTAAATTAACACCCGAAAAAGGATTAGAAAATATGTATCAGTCTATTAAATATATTATTTCATATTTAATAAATAATAACTATAAATCAAAATTAATTATTGAAAATCCAGCAGGAGTAGGTACTGAACTTCTTAAAACACCATTAGATTTTTGTAAATTTTATAATAAATTTACAAATAAAGAAAAAAAAAATTTAGGCATCTGTATTGATACCGCACATATTTGGTCTTCTGGTTTTGATATAATGGAATATTATAAAAATTTTTCAGAACTAAATAATGTAATAGTAATTCATTTAAATAATAGTAAAGTTACGAAAGGTGCTTTATTAGATAGACACGAATATTTATTTGATGGTAAAATAAATATTAATGATTTAAAAAACTTTGTTTCTAAAATGAAAGAAAGTATAATTATTCTTGAAAAACCTACAAATAAATATATTACAGAATTTGAATGGATAAAAAATATTAATTAATCTATAAATGTTTAAATAATATTTTAATAAATTCATTTCAAATAATAAACTTGCGAATGGTCTCTTTAAAAGTTATTTTAAATGGATAATAAAATTATTTAATCTCGTTATAAATAATTTATTTATATTTATATATATTTTTTATTTACTTAGTATAAAAAAAAAATGATATTTTATTTAAAATAATAAAATTATATTATTAATAATAATGAAAAAATTCTTTGATTCACAATATTTATATTTTTATATAATATTTATATTTAATTTATTTAATATTGTAAAATGTAATAAATATCCTCTTAAAAATTCAACATTAAAAAAATCTAACTCTGAAAATGATGTTAATATCTTTTCAAATAAATCATTAAAAAATAAATTGTATAGAACTGATAAATCATATATTTATCATTTAGTTAAAGATAATAACTATCATATTTGTGATAATATATCATATAAAAAAATCGATAATTTCTATAAAGATCATCCCGTACCCATTCATTGTAATTCAATTAGTTCACCTCCAACATCTTCGCCCCCAGTTGAAAAAAAAAATATTAATTATTATAATGAATATTATCATGATTTTTAATTTAATTCAAAATTTAATTTTTTAATATTTTCATTATTAATATTCTTATTAAGTTTTTTAAATTGTTTAATTAATTTTTTGAAAAATATATCTCTATATGTATTATTTTTTTTATTTTTATTTATTAATAATTTCGCATTAATATAATTATTTATTTCTTTTTTATTTAACTCACTTTTTTTAATTTTGTATTTCCTTAATATTTTATTAAGAACATTATATTTTTTATTAAATTTATATTCGGGACAAGTTAATTGTTTATTTGGAAAATCTGCTAAATTATCTTTTATATTATCTATAAATATTAATCTATTATTAAATACCTCATATCTAAATTTTTTATAATTTAATAATGGATATTTTTTTTTTAATTTTTTAAATATTACATTTAATACATTCGTCAACGATTTAGACATATCATAATGCGAATAATCTCTTGTAAAATATGGTTTATTAAATTTCATTTTTGCAGCTTTTTCTATATTATATACTAATCCATTATAAGTCCAAGTATATGATGAATTTGTATAAACATATATTTCACATGTTTTATATATTTTTTTAATAAATTTAATAAATTCACTAAAATATGGTCTTAATAAACCTTGTTTTAATTCTTTTACAAAATCTATATATTTTTTACATTTTTTTAAAACATCTTTTTTATTACAATTATTTTTAATTAATTGCATTAATTCATACTCGTATATTGGATATTCAACATTACCAATTATACAATTATCTATATCAAATATAAATATATATGGTAATTTATTTTTTCCCATCCTATTTTATTATTGATTTTTTATTTAGTAAAGTAATATAATATTTTATTCTTTTATAAATAATTGACTCCATAATATTATTTTTTTTATCTATCCTATTTTTATTTAAATATTAATTATATATTAATTATAACCTTATATGAATACTCATAATAATATTATTGCAAATCAATATGATTTAATTGCAAATTCTTTTGATAATTCAAGAGTTAGAATTTGGAATACTGTTAAAGAATTTCTAAATAATTATAATACTAATGATACATTATTAGATTGTGGATGTGGTAATGGTAAAAATATGATTTATGCTAATAATATTGGGTATAATTCAGAAGGTTTTGATATTTCAAATAAATTATTAAATATTTGTATCGCTAAAAATTTAAATGTTTATTATAATGATGTGTTAAATTTTAAATCTAATAAAAAATATAATAAAATTATTGCTATTGCTACTTTACATCATTTAGAAACAATTGAAGAACAAAAATTAGCTATTTTAAATTTACTAAATTCATTATCTGATAATGGTACTCTTCTAATTTCTTTTTGGTCTAAAGAAAAAAATTTTAATAATGAAAATTATATTAAAAATAAAATAGATTATCGTGATTTTAATTGTGGTCCAAATTATGTCAAATGGAAATTATCACCTAATAATATTATAAATAGATTTTATTATATACATGATTATAATTCTATTAATAATTTAGCAGAATCATTAGGTTATAATTATATTATTACTTGGGAATTACAAAATTGGTTTATTTTATTTTATAAATAAATTTTCATCATTAAAATTTTTTATTATATAGATATTTAGAAGAATATGTCAAAAAAAAATTATAATTTATTTATATATTTTTTAATAATTTTAATTATTTTATTTATTTTATTTTCAGTATATATTTATTATTAAAATTTAAATTAAAAAAAAAAAATAAATATTAAAAAAAATAATAAAATTTCTATTAATAAATTTTATCTAGAAAAAAAAAAATATAATAATAATATTAAATCAGAGTTAAATAAAATTAATAATAAAAATAATTTAAAAATAGATGAAATTAATGAAA